CGCCCGTCGTGGACAACGGGCTGCCGTCTGACGTGACGCCGGGCGAACCGGCCCAGCCGTTGCCGCCCGGACCCGCCCCGGGCTGACAGATGACGACGATCAGCGCTGGCGCGGTCATCGCTACCGGCTACTGGGACACCCAGACCGGCGCGCCGACGAGCGCGCCCGGAAACGGGAAATACCGGGCCGATAACTGGGCCGCGCCGACGCTGATCGCCGTCAACGGCACCGACGCGAACGGGTACGACCGCCAGGCCGGGATGATCACCGCGCTCCCGGGCGACGTGCTCTGGCAGCGCTCGCCGAGCGACAGCCAGAACTACCAGGAGTGGGCCGTCGTCAGCGTCACCGATCAAGGGACCTGGGTCCAGTACGCCGTGAGCGTCACCGCGACCGGCGCGACGTTCACCGCGCCCGGCAGCAACCAGCGGCGCCTGCTCGAACTACTCCAGCAAGCCGAGGCGCCGCCCGGCGGGGAGGCGCTGCCGTTCTGGCAACTCTGGGCGCCGCCGCTGGACCCGCCGACGCCGGGCGGGCTGCCGTTCGACACCGCGCAGATGCTCGCCGACGCGACCTGGGGCACCGACCCGCATCTATGCGCCGCGCTTCAGTGGGAGGCGTACGCGGGCATGTTGCCGCCAGCCGCCGCTGTCGCGCAGGTCTCGACCGGCGCCCAGTCGGTCAGCTACTCGCCGCCGATGCCCGGCGGGGACTCCGGGCTCGCGATGGCCCGCGCCGCGTGGCACCGCTCGCTGATGAGTAGCGGGATCGGCGTTGAACTGGTCCAGTCGCCGCCCGCGCTGCCGTCCGCGCCGGGCACGCCCTGGCCGTCGCCGTACTACGACCCAAGCTGGAATTGGTGGGCTGTCGGGTGAGCTTGCTACTGGGCGCCGACGCCGTGACCCTCTACCGGGAGGCGACCGCGGCTGACGCTCACGGCTGGGCGCTCGCCGACCTGTCGGCCCCGGTGTGGACCGGCGCGGGCAGTTTCCAGCGCTCGCCCGGCCGCACCGACGCGCGCGCCGACCAGGGCGGCGGTCACGGCCCATACGATCCGCGCTCGGGCGCGCTCGCCCTGCTCTACCTGCCCCCGGACGCGCCGGTCGCTGACGGGCTGATCGCCGAGGTCGGCGGGCAGACGTTCGCGCTCTCGCAGACGCGCCCGGTTCACGACCCGCGCGGGACCGGCGATCTCGACTGCTGGGTCGCTGTCGCGACCGGGACCGGCGGGTGGCCGACGTGAGCGGCGGCTCGGTGTTCAGGGTCACCGACCCGGGCGCGCCGCGCCGCGTGGTCGATCCGGCGATCGGCGACATCACCGACAAGCTCGCCGAGGACGTTCGCGCGCGGACGCCCGTGCAGACCGGCCGCTTGCAAGAGGGCTGGACCGTGGAGCGCGGGCCAGCCGAAGCGACGCGCCTGCTGGTCAACCCGGTTCCGTACGCCCGCTATGTCGAGTACGGGACCAAGAACATGCGGGCCGAGCCGATGCTCGGCGCCGCCATCGCCGAGGCGAGAACGTGAGCACGACGCTTCCGGCGATCGTCGCCCAGCCCGATCTAGAGGCGTGGGTGTGGCAGAACGTCTCCCCGGTCGAAGGGGTCACGTCGTTCTGTTACGCCGCCGTGTCCGCCGGGTGGCCGCACTGGATCGTCGCCTACTCGGTCCAGGTGGACGCGCGAGCTTCGACCAAGCAAGCCGCCCGCGACCGCGCCGACCAGGTTCGGCAGATCGTTCTCGGCCTGCCCAATGTGCCCTGGCCCGCCGGGGTGTGCTGCACCGCCGACCCGATCGAAGGGCCGTTCTGGCTGCCCGACGACGACGCCGGTCCGCGCTACGTCGCGCGCTACATCATCCAAGCCCACCCGCCCCCGTGAGTCCCGCCGCCCCGATGGCGACGGCCCGTGCTCGCGGGAACGTACGGAAGGGAAGATCAACATGGCAGCATCGGCAACGATCGAACGCACCGACGAGGGCGCAGAGCCGCAAGCCGCCTGGGCAGCGTCGCTCACCGCGACCGAGGTCCGCGTCGGCACACCCGGGCCGACCGGCGGTCTCTGGATCGCGCCCGCCGGGACGCCGCTCCCGGTGGACACCAAGACGGCGTTCGCGACGCCCTGGTCGCCGCTCGGGTACGTCAGCGACGCCGGGCCAACGGTCGGGCAGAACACGACCAAGCAAGACATCACGCCCTGGCAGTCGATCGCGCCCGTGCGTTCGGTGATCACGCTCCGCGAGGTCACGCTTCACATGATCTTGTGGCAGGTCAACGCCCAATCGCTGGCGCTCTACTTCGACGCCGACCAGCCCGTGCCGAGCGCGACTGACGGGTCGTTCACGATGCCCGTGCAGGCCGACAAGGGCGGGCACATTTACGCCTTTGCGGTCTCGACCGTGGACGGGCTGAACGTGCTCCGTATCGGCATGACCCGGGCGAGCCTGACCGACGCCGGGGACATGGCGCTGACCCGGGCGACGGCGGTCCCGATGGAATGCACGCTGACCGCCCAGGTCGATAACAACGTGCTTTGCACGGTGCAGTCGGGCCAGAGCGCATGACCGGGGCTGCCAACGGGCAGCCGTTCGATCTTGACGCGGCGGTCAAGGCCGCTTACGCCGAGTCGAAGCCTGTCCCGTTCGTGTTCACCTACCACGGCGAGCGCTACGAGGTCCCGCCCGCGACCTCATGGCCGATGGAGGCGCAAGCGCTGATCGGCGCGGGCGACGTGGACACCGCCATGAGAATGATCTTGGGCGGCGACACGTTCGGCGCGCTCTCGTCGGCCGGGATGACGATGGGCGAGCTAACGCTCTTGCTCGGCGAGGTCGGCAAGCACGCCGGTCTGGACGGCCTGGGAAACTCGTCGCAGCCTGCCGCGCGCGGTACGACCCCGACGTAGAGGCCGCCGTGTTGTGCGCGTTCGGCGTTGACGTGCTGGACCCGCGCGTCTCACTTCGGCGCGTCTGGGTGCTCGGCAACCGGCTTCCGCCGTGGGCGCGGGCCGGGGGCGAGGAATGGTCGGCCGAGACCTACATGCTCGCGCTCGTCGCCGATCACCTGGCGAACCTGACCTACGTCACCCGCGCCGCCGCAGGCGACAAGAGCGCCGCCCGGCCCCGGCCGCTGCCGCGACCAAGGGCCAGCGCTGCCAGCGCGCCAGCGGCAGCCCCAGAGCCGCCCAGGACGCAATCTGGCGGCTGGGCCGCTGTCGCCGACGAGCTACGCGGCCAGCCGGGCGTGGTGAGCGTCAATGGCTAGCCCATACGGGACTCTCGGGGTGCTGGTCGAAGCGATCACCCGCCCGATGGAGCAACAGATCAGCAACTCCGCGACCAAGGCGGGCGACGACGCCGCCGCGAAGGTCTCCGGGCGCATGTCCAAGGGGCTCGGCCGTCTCGCGCCCGTCGCCGGGACGATCGGCAAGAGCGTCGCGACCGGGCTCGGGCTCGCGACGACCGCCGCTGTCGCGTTCGGCGTCCATGCGTTCAAGGCCGCCAGCGAGACCGAGGCCATGCAGCGCAGTCTCGAAGCGCTCGGCAAGGCGAACGGCGTCAGCGCGGAGCAGATCAACAAGACCGTTGGGTCGGTGGCGCGGCTCGGGCTGACGCTGGACCAGTCCCAAAAGACCGTCGCCGATATGGTCCGCAACCACATAAATCTCGCCCACGCGACCGACCTCTCGCGAATCGCGCAGAACGCGAGCGTCGTCACGGGCCGGTCCTACTCGTCGGTGGAGGACGCGCTCACCCGCGCTATCGCGACCGGGAACGCCGGGATGCTGCGCCGCTCGGGGATCGTCGTCAACACCGCCGACGCGATGAAGCGCTACGCCGCCGCCCACCACACCACCGTCTCGGCGCTCACCGAGGAGCAGAAGTCCCAGATCACGCTGAACGCCGTCATGCAAGCCGGGTCGCACATAGCCGGGGCTTACGCCGCCCAGCTAAAGACGCCGCAGGGCGCGCTCCGCTTGCTGAAGGTTGACGTTGCCAACATCACCGACGCGATCGGCGGGCCGCTGGTGCGGGCGCTCACCCCGGCCTTTGCCGGGCTCGCCAAGATGGGCGCCGCGTTCACTGGCGCGCTCGGGCCGGGCGGCAAGCTCGAACCGATCATTAAGGCGATCGGCGTCGTCGCCGCCCGGACCGTCGCGCCGGTCTCGCATCTCATGACGAGCTTGTCGTCGGGATTCTCGAAACTGAAGCCGTCCACGATCGACGCCATCGCGAGCGCGATCAAGCGGTGGGGTCCTGCCCTGCTCGGGGTCGGCGGCGCTGCCGCCGTGTTCACTGGCGCCGGGCTCGCGAACAAGATTCCCGTCGTCGGCGGGATGCTCGGCAATCTCATGGGGCCGGTGAGCAAGCTCGCGGGCGACGCCGGGTTCGGCGGGCTGGCGAAGTCGGCGCTCGCGATGCTGCCCGGGTTCAAGGGCATAGCGGGCGAGGCGACCGGGCTGTCGAAGGTGCTCGGCTCGGCCGCCGGGCCGGTTGGCATTCTGCTCGCCCTGTTCGCAACCCTCATGGCCGTTTCGCCCCAGTTCCGCAACGCCGTTCTAGAACTGGCGAAGGCGCTCGGCGCCGCCCTGCTCCCGGTCGTTCACGCGCTGGTGCCCGCGTTCCTGTCGCTGGTCCCGCCGCTAGTCGAGATCGCGCGCATACTCGGCGGGGTCCTGGCCGTGGCGCTTCGCGCGGTGCTGCCGCTGGTCGTCGTGTTCGGTCAGGTGCTCCGCTTGCTGGCGCCCCTGCTGAAGCCGCTCGCGCTCGGGTTCCTGGCGATCTACACCGCGATCAAGCTTTACAACGTCGCGACCACCGTCGCCCGTGCGGTCACGATCGCGTGGACCGCCGCCCAGTGGCTACTGAACGCCGCCCTAGACGCCAACCCGATCGGGCTCGTCGTGATCGCTGTCGCCGCGCTCGTCGCCGCGTTCATGCTCGCCTACCAGCATTCGGCGCTATTCCGCCGGATCGTCACCGATACCTGGCGCGCGATCATGGTCGTGATCCGGGCCGCGTACAACTGGATCAAGGCGAATTGGCCGCTACTGCTCGGGATGCTCGCCGGGCCGTTCGGCGTCGCCGCCGTGCTGATCTTGCGTCACTCGGCAACGATCCGGGCGACGATCAACGCCGCGTGGCGGGCGATCTCGACGGCCACCGTCAACACTTGGAACGCGATCCGCGACGCGATCACCGGGGCGATCCGCGCTGTCGTCGGCGTCGTCTCCAACGGGATCGGCCAAGTCCGGTCGATCATCGCCCGCGGGCTGTCGGCGGCGCTCGGCGTCGTCCGGTCGTGGGGCTCGTCGCTGGCGTCGCTCGGCCGGTCGGCGATCTCCAACCTGCTCTCGGGCATCGCCGCCGCCATGCACGGAATCGGGTCGTGGATCAAGTCACACGTCGTTGACCCGGTAGTGAACGCCGTCAAGTCGTTCTTTGGCATCCACTCGCCGAGCGAGGTCATGGCGGGGCTCGGCGAGAACGTCGGCAAAGGCTTTATCGCCGGGCTGGTCAGGCAGAATCCGCTGACCGTCGCCAAGCACATATTCGGCGGAATCCCGAACGCGCTCGGCGCCCTGGTCACCAAGGGGCTTGTCTCGATCGGGTCGCTCCCGTCCAAAGCGCTCGCCGCGCTCGGCAAGGTCGGCGGGTTCCTGCGCGGAGCGCTGACCAAGGTCGGCGGCCTGTTCGGCAAGCTGTTCGGCGGCGCCGGGGCCGGGGTCGCGCGGTGGGGCGGGCTCATGATGGCCGTCCTAAAGCACTTCGGCATCCCGCAATTGTTCGGGACGTTTATGGCCCAGATGCAAACCGAATCGGGAGGCGACCCGAACGCGATCAACCTCTGGGACTCAAACGCCCAGGCGGGCATTCCCAGCCAAGGGCTAATGCAGGTCATCCCGCCGACGTTCGCCGCCTATGCGGGACCATACCGCTCGCGCGGGATCAGAGACCCGCTCGCGAACATCTACGCCGCCGTGGCCTATGCGATCTCCCGTTACGGGGCGTCGATCGGCGCCGTTCTCGGCCACGGTCACGGCTACGCCGCGGGCGGTCCGATCAACGAGCCGATAACCGGCTTCGGGCACCGCTCGGGCGCGCTCTACAGCTTCGGCGAGCGCGGTCCCGAGTGGGTGTCGCCGCTGACCGGCCCGGCGCCAGCGATCGGCGGCGGGCGGGCCGTCGTCGTGAATGTCTACCCGCAGCGCGGGCAATCGGAAGTAGAGATCGCCGCCGCAGTGTCCCGCCGTCTCGCGTGGGCGGCAGCAACCGGAAGGGCCTAAGTCATGGCGCTAAACCCGTTCATATCCGACGCGGCAGCTAAGGCCGCGACCGATGCCGTCTGCGCGCTTTGCAACGGCGGCACCGTCCAGATCAGGTCGGGCGCCCAGCCCGCCAACGCGAACGCCGCCGCGACCGGGACCTTGCTCGTCACGCTCGGATTCTCGGCGACAGCGTTCGCCCCGGCGGGCGCGACCGGCGGGCAGGCCGCAGCGAACGCGATCACGTCAGCGAACGCTGTCGCGACCGGCACCGCCGCCTGGTTCCGGGCGCTTAAGAGCGACGGGACCACCGCCGTTTTCGACGGCTCGGTCGGCACGTCTGCGGCTGACCTGGTGCTCTCGTCGGTCGCGCTGACCTCGGGCGGCAACGTCGCCGTTAGCTCGCTGACCTACACATCAACGGAGTAGCCCCGTGGCGCTGGCACCCGTCGTTATTGCCACCTTCACCCAAAGCGGGGTGGGGAGCGCGACGCGCGTCGCGTCGATCACGACGGCCAGCCAGGCGGGCGACACGCTGCTCGTGCAGGTCGTCGCCAACTCGTCTAACTTCACCAGCCCGACGTGCACCGACAGCAAGGGCAACGTTTACACGCTGGACGGCTCGCAAACGACGGTCAACCCGACCGGCGCCGTGTTCCGCTCGCCGGGCAAGACCGGCGGCCCGGGCGGGACGCCGACTGTCGCGCTCACGGCGAGCGACACGATCACTCTCGGGGTCGGCTACGCCGGGACGATGGCTGTCGGGATCGTCGCCGCAGCGGTGACCGGCGCGGGCGCGCTTGACGCGCTTCAGTACATCGGCACCGGGGCCAGCGTTAGCTCGCTTCAGTGGTCGGTCACGACGACCGGCCTGTCCGATACGGGCGTCGTCGCGAGCGAGAACCAGACAGCGGGCGGCGCGCCGACCTACTCGGGCGATCCCGGCGATACGTGGGTGACCGACTTCGGCCAGAGCTTGACCCAATATCAGGGCATCGGGCACTGTCTCGACCTCGGCCAGCCGGGCACGGTGACGGCGACGGTCACTGTCCCGACCGGGCCGACGAATATCCGGGGCTGTCTCTGGGCGTTCCTTCCGGCGTTCACCGGGACGGGCGCGCTGGCCGCCAAGAAAGCCAAGCTCGCCGGGACCGGCACCGTCTCGCCGCCGCCCATCACCGGGACCGGCGCGATCTCGGCCAAGAAAGCCGCGCTCCACGGCTCGGGCACCTACACGTTCCCGGCGTTCACCGGGACCGGCGCGATCAGTGCTAAGAAGATCACGCTCGCCGGAACGGGCACGGTCTCGGCGCCCGGCGCGACCACCGGCACCGGGGCGATCGTCGCTAAGAAGATCGTTCTCGCCGGGACCGGCACCGCAAGCGCCACGCCCGGCCCGGTCACCGGGACTGGCGCGCTCGCCGCTAAGAAGATCACGCTCGCCGGGACTGGCACGGTCGGCCCGCCGCCAGCGGCGCCGGTTCCGCTGTTCGTGCCCGCGCCGGTCCTGATCCCGGTCATCTGGGACGGGCTGTCGCTGAACGACGGCGAGCGGGGCGACGGGCTCGCGACGATCGTCACCGACGTGACCGGGTGGTACGGCTCGCCGCCGCTGTCCGGGGGCGATCTCGCGCGCCAGCTAACGGACGGCGCGATCTTCGGGTTCAAGACGACCGCCGCCCGGGTCGTCACGATCGCCGGGGCCGCTGTCGCCGACACCGCCGACGCGCGCGCCGTGCTCAACACGTTTGCCCGCGACCTCGCCGCGCGCGCCGTCAACTCGCAGCCCGCCGACCTGATCGTCGGCGAGGACGAGGGCGCGGGCGACGGCTCGTTCACGATGCTCTCGGCGAGCGTCCGCGCCGACTCCGACCAGCTTCAGGTGGCATGGAACGGGCGGCTGTACTTCAGCTATCAGGTAATGCTGACCGCCGCCGACCCGCGTATCTACGAGGCCGCCTGGCAGTCGCTCACGGTCACGCCGACCCCGGCGGGCGGGCAGACCGGCCGCCTCTACCCGTGGACGCCGCTTCGCGCGTATGCGTCCGCAGACCTGCCCAACGCCGCCCGCATGGTCAACGACGGCACGGTCGGCGCGCCGGTCTGGGTGACCTACAACGGCGACCTGTCCGAGTCCCGGCTGACCGATGGGACCGACACGATTCACCTCGCCCCGCTCACCGCCGGGCAGCAGATCGTCGTCAACTCCGAGACGCTGAACGCTGCCGCGCCCGGCGGCGCGTCGCGCGCGAGCTACCTCATGGCCGGATCGACGCCGCTACTGATCCCGCCCGAGTCCAGCGTCCAATGGTCGCTCTACGGCACGGGCGGCGGGAGCGTCACGCTGACCTGGCGGGGCGTGTTCGCATGACGACCGCCGCGCCGCCAGTGACGCTGCCCGAGGGGATCGGCGATCCGGTCGCGCTGCCTGCCCGCTGGACGTTCTGGGCTGACGGCTCGGTCGCGCCGTATGCACCGATCGGCGCCGTCTCGGTCCAGTCGTTCTCTTGCATGTGGGCGCTGTCGGGCTTCGGCAACGCCGAGGCCGTGATCCCGGTTCCCGGGAACGTGATGGGGCGGCTCGACCTGCTGAAGTTCTACGGCTGGCGGCTCTGGGCGTACTACGGTCAGACGCTCGTCTGGGGCGGGATGGCGACCGGGCTCGTTGACGACGGCGGGCCGGTCGTCACGGTGTCGCTGGTGGAGCTTCCCGGCTATCTGAACGTGAAGCAATACGCGACGACCCGCACCTATTCGCAGGTGGAGCAGACGACGATCGCCGGGGACCTCGCCGCGCGGCTCGACAACATCGGCGTCCCGCGGCTGCTCACGCCCGGCCCGGGGAAGCTCCGCGACCGGACGTATACCTACCTTCAGGGGCAGTCGCGCGGTGACCTGCTGACCCAGCTTTGCCAGGTCCAGAACGGCCCGGAGATGCGCTCGGAGTACGCGCCCGACGTGAACGGCAAGCCGACCTGCACTCTGCATATCGCCTACCCGCGCGTCGGGACCGGCGCGAGCGGGCTCGCGCTCGTCGTGCCCGGCGGCGCGACGACCTTCCAATCGACCTGGGCGTCTGACCAGTACCGGACGCGGACGTTCTCGGTCGGCGACAACCCGCCCGGCGCGAGCGCGTCAACGCCTAAGCCGAGCATCATCGTCTCCCAGCCGCAGGCGGGCGTTCCCGAGATTGATCATGTGGACGACTGGCCGGGCGTGACCGACACCGCGACGCTGACCGACCGGGCGAACACTAACGCCGCCGTCTACGGCTCGCCGAGCTTCACCGTCACCGCGACGGTCCCGGTCAACGCGCCGCCGCTCGGGACGTATGCGATCGGCGACGACGTTGCTGTCGCGCTCGCCGACCCGCTGGTGCCCGCTGGCTACACGACGATGGGGCGGCTCGTCGGCGCCATCGCTGACGCTGCCGCCGGGACGGTCGCGTGGACGGTCGCGATCACCGCGCCGCCGCCGATCCACCGCTCGCTGACGACAGACCTGCGCCGGATCGACCGGCACCTAACGAACGTCATGCACCAAAACTTGGGCACGCCGCCAGGAGGGACAAACCCGTGACGATGCCGACCGGCCTGCTCGAATGGGGCCAAGCGGGACAGTTCAACGCCATAGACGACCGCTCGGTCGTCGCCGCCCTGCTCGCGTCGGGCAACCTGACCGGGCTCGTCGTGCCGCCGACGCTCACTCCGGGCTCGGGGCTGGCGATCACGCTCGGCCCGTGGCTGGCCGTCGTTGACTGCGGGGACGGCACCAAGGCCGTGATCGGCTCGCGAGCTTCGACCACGTTCAACGAGACCTCGGGCGGCGCCAGCGCGCGCGTGGACGTGATCTGGGCCGACATCAACCCGGATAACGCGACGTGGACGATCAGCCTGATCACCGAGGCCGCGATGTCCGGGCGGCTCGGGTGCTTCCTGGGCTTGATCTTTGTGCCCGCGTCGGCGAGCACGTCGGCCGCGATGCAACTCAACCCGGGCAACGCGCGCGCGCTCGGCGCCTGGGGCCGCGCCCAGTTCCCGAGTCTGTCCTACGGCGGGACCGGCTGGGGGACGCTCGCGTCCATGACGATCCCGGCTTACGACTCCGATGCTGGCGCGATCTACGAGATCGAAGCCTGGGGAAACGGCACGATCAGCCAGGCAGGCAAGACCACGCTCTCCATGCGGGCCAACTTCGGCACCACGCCGATGAACACGATCACCCAAGGCTCGACAGCGTTCGGCAACACCAACGCTTTCCGCTGGTGGGCGCAGATACGGCTGATCGTCGTCAGCATCGGGACCAACGGCGTCGTCCGCTCCATGGTCAACTTCACCCAGGCCGAGACCGCGAACGTCGCGCCCGGTAATGGCAACTTCGTCGCCATCCCGGGGTCGGAGTCGTCGGGCACCTACCCGAAGGACAGCACCCGCGACGCGACGTTCTCGCTACAGGCAAGCTGGGGCGGCTCGGGGCAGACGCTCACCTGTCAGACGATGATCCCGAAGCGGATCGCGTGATGCCGTCGTGGCGAGCCCGAGGCGCGCTGGTGATCATGGCCGCGATCTGTATTGCGCTGGCGATCTTGGTCCCGTTCCTGCCGTCCCACGCTGGCGAGGACGTGCTCGCTGTCGGGCTCGGGCTCGGCGGGATCGCCATGCTCGTCGCCGCGCTCTGGACGCTCGGGCGCAACGGCAACGGCAACGACCACTAGGGAGGACGAATGCGACGACGACTCGGCCGCCACCACCGCGACGGCGACGACGACGAGCGCGACTGGCGCGAGCGCAAGGGGCGTTACGCCGGGCTGGACCGCGACACCGACGACCGGCCGCAAGTGAAGCCGGTTCCGCGCCCCGATGATCCGGCTCTGCTCACTCACCGCTGGCGCGACCCCGGCGTCCGCGAGCCGGAAGCCGACGCCGCCGGTCCGTGGCGGGAGCACGACGATGGCGATTAAGCGCAAGTGGATGCCGAGCCCGTGCTATCACTCGCGGGGCGGGATCACGCCATACAAGATCGTTCTTCACACGGCCGAGGGCGCGACGACGATCGAGAGCCTGGGCAATTTCTTCGCCAACGGGGCGAACCAGGTCTCTAGTCACACCGGGGCCGACGACAAGAAGAACATCATCGGCGAGTACGTCACGCGCGGGAATGCCGCGTGGACCGCTGCCGCGTACAACGAGGAATCGGTCCAGCTAGAGCTATGCGGGTTCGCCGCGTGGTCCCGGTCGGCCTGGCTCAACCATCACTCGAACATGATTGACAACGCCGCCGCGTGGGTGCGTGAGGAAGCCGACCGCTACGGCATCCCGATCGTGGCGCTGAACAACTCGCAAGCCCAAGGCGGCGGGCGCGGGGTCTGCCAGCACGTCAACCTCGGGAGCGGTGGCGGCGGTCATGTTGACTGCGGCTCGGGCTTCCCGATGGACGAATTGATCAAGCGCGCCAAGGGCGGCAGCGCCAGCGCCGACGAGCCGGGCCGGGCGATCCAGCTATGGGAGGAATGGCCGATGTTCCTAGTTTTCGATCAAGGCAACCCGGACGCGAGCGAAGCGCCCGCCTGCACTCTGGCGATCCCGAACGAGCTATCGCGAGGCAAGCACAAGATCAGGTTCGCCTGCCGCCGCGACGCCGATATCCGGGTGCTGACGACGGCGGGCAAGTCCGAGGTCCATATCGAGGCGCAAGGCGGGATGAGCGTCGGCATCCCTGACGGGTGCCGAACGGTGACGGTCAAGCTGGACAGCGACCAGAGCGCGCCCGGCGTCCCGATCTCGCCGATCTCTGCCGCGATCTCCGAGAACTGAAAACGGCGGGCCAGGTGCCCAGCCTGGCCCGCCGCGTCCCGTGCCCCCCTTCAGACGGGACGATCAAGCCCGGCGCGCGCGGTGTCCATTCGGGCGCGCCGGGCGGTCTCTAGGTGATCGCTCGCGTCGCCCGGCGAAGATGCTCGGCGAGCAAGCTCTTGTCGGGCGCCGCGATCAGCACGCGATCGGTCCCGCGCGCCCAGAGGTAGCGGTAATCCGGCCCGCTCGCCGCCGTGACGTAAGCCGTCCCGATCTCGAAGTCGGGAAACTCGGCGGCAAGCTCGGCGACATCGGTCCCGACAAGCTCGCCGACGACAAAGCCGTCGCCTGCCAGCGGCAGCGGGACCACGTTGTCAGTCAAAGTTCAGCCCCGCCGCGATCTTGTGAGCGTCCCACTTATCGACAAACTCTTGCTTGTAATACGAGCCGCCCGCGGGCGTGGTGATCAGGTGGACGAGACCTTGCTCGCGCGCCCAGTCGCGCGCCGCCCTGGTCTCGGCGCGAGGTCGGCCGGTCATGCCACGCTTGCCCGAGCCGCCGCCGAGCGCGGGAGTGTGACGGCCCCGGCCCCTGACTGCGGGATCGGCCGGGCGGCGACCGGCCGCGAAGTAGGGCGCGATCAGCTTCGCAAGCTCGTCGGCGTGCTCGTCGGTCAAGTCGATCTCGGTAGCCTGCCCGTCAAGGATCAGGACGTGAGTCCCGGCCGCTTCGACGCGCTCGCCGTCCGCGAAGTGAAGGTCGTCTAGCGACGCGATGACCCGGACCATCAGCCAACCTCGCTCGCCGACTTGCGCGCGAGCGCGTTGTCCAGTTCCCCCAGCGTCTCGGCCTTGATCTCGTCGCCGTTGCTGGCGCGCGTCGCGAGGTAGGTCGGCGGGCTGTCGGGGCCGTGGTCTATCTTGCGAATCGACCAGGCTGGGTAACGGACCTTGATTCGTGCCAGTTCTGCCGCCGGGCTGGTCCCCATGTTGTTCTCCCTGTCGTTGATCGTTCTAGCCGGTAAGGTAGAGCAGAGATCAGCTTATGTCGATCAGTGACGACGAGTGACGAGATCGGAACCAACCCATGAGCAAGATCATCGTCAGACTGACGGGGCTCGAAGCGCGCGCCCTGCTCGCCGCCGCTGACGAGTTGACCGGGCCGATCGCGTTCGCGCGGGACGTGACCGGCCGCGCCGAGACGCAAGCGCTCGTCCGCGCTCGCGACAAGCTCGCCAGCGCGCTACCGAGGGGGCGACGTGAGAACGACCAGCGTCAGGATCAACGGCCTGCCGTATAAGGTCCCGGCCGGTGAGCTTGCCGGGCCGACGACGTTTAACCCGTCGTGCGGCGCGCGCGAGCCGGAAGCCTGGGGCGGCGCTATCTGCACCTTGCCCGCGCATGACGCCGACGTGGTTCACATCGCGCGAAGCCGACTCTCGGGGCTGCTCGTCGCGATCTGGGCGGGCTATCTCGCCGATCCGCGCGAGCGCGTCGAAGCCGCCGACCTCGCCGAGCCGGTCGGCGCATGAACCGGCGGCGGGGCGCGCTCCCCGGTGACCCCCCCCACCTAGCGCCCCGCCGTCTCTAAAGGAGATGAATGCACACGTTTCTAGGTGCCGAGCTTGTCGAACCGGCGATGATCGGCGGGCTCACGCTTGACGACCCGCCGACCTGGCTCGTCCGGGTCCGGTTCACGTACAACGGCGAGTTGGCCGTCATCGCCTGGCGCTTCGAGAACGAGCAAGCCGCCCGCGACCTACTGAAGATCGCCGACGCCGACCCCGAGACGATCGTCGTCATGGCGGCAGACATGCTCACCCAAGACGACCGGCCGTTAGAGCACCACGACCGGCGCGCTGGCGCCGCCGCCGGTAAAGCCGTGGGAGGCCGGTCGGCGAGATCGCCGGGCGCTTCCGTGCCAGGTTCCGCGCCCGGCGGTCTCGCTCGTTCTAGGCTGGTCGCGTCAAGCGCTCGCCGCTGCCGAGGCGGGTACGCGGACCGGGAGCGCCGTCGTGGCATTGGCGGGAATCGTGCGGCGCGGTGGCGCTGGCGGGTACGCGCTGAAGGTGAGCGCCGCCTGGCGCTCGTCGGCTTGGTGTCGGCTACCGGCGCGACGAGCGAGGGCGGCGCTTGCCGAACCGCCCCGGATCACCTGTCAGGTTCGGCCGCTCTCGCCTACTAATCGGGGCCACCGGGACGGCCGAGACCGAGCTTAGCGCCGCCGGGTGTGACCCAAGTCTCTTAAACTTATTCGTCGCGCACCGTTCGGTCGGGAACAAATAAGCCTTAGAGAGCGTTGCACGTAGTGCAAGACGAAAACAACAGAGCAAGATCACCGGAAGGACACCAGCCATGTTTGCCACCAGCCCCGAGCACCTAATGGCCCGCGGATACGACCCGAACGACGACGCGCCGGTCGGCGAGATTTGGGCTGACTACGTTGTCAGCGGCGGCCCGAGCGTTCGCGTGATCCTGCGCGACGGCGAGACCGAGATCATCAGCTTCGACCGCTTCAGCGTTCTTAACTGGAAAGTCGTTCTCTCGGGCGGCGCTCCGTGGGCCGTGACTCGCTCCGTTCTGGACGGGGCCGAGGACGCCGCTCTCGCCGCTATGGGCCGTAGCAAGTAATCAAGATCAACTCGGAAGGACACCGTTCGTCATGACCACCACACTCGCCACCCCCCTCGCCAATGTGCCCGCCGGTCTCACCAAGCCCGGCGGGCACATTGGC